AAGGGAGAGCGCAGCATGACACAGGTAACTCAACTGGTAGTCCCAATACCGCTGATGCGGCAGGCTCGCAATCTGCAACTGGCAATTATCGACCTTGCTAAGAAACGCGACCTGAAGCCGGAGCAGTTCCGGGCGCACCTGAACGCTATCGACATGCTGGCGCGCGAAGCACATGACCTGATAGTCGATGCTGAGTTTGAAAAGGAAGGAGAAGGTCATGATCCACTATCACGGCGGACCAATAACGCCTGACACCTGCGCAATTCGGGCATGGAAAGGGCGGCATGCTTTCATCTCCTTTGCTCATGCCGGCCAAATAAATCTCGCCTCAGAGTTCTGTCAGTCATTCGCTCTGGATAACGGTGCGTTCACAGCCTGGAAGGCAGCTGGACGAAACAAAATCGACTAGAGGGATTATTACGAGTTCGTGGCTAGATGGAAAAACCATCCCGGCTTCGATTTCGCCATCATCCCGGACGTAATCGACGGCGGAGAAGCAGAGAACGAAGCATTGCTTGATGAGTGGCCACACGGTGATTTCTATGGTGTACCGGTATGGCACATGAACGAGAGCGATGACCGATTCATCCGGCTTTGCAATGAGTACCCGCGCGTGGCAATCGGGAGTTGCGGAGAATATGACGTAAAGCGTCCGAATCTTGCTGTGGCGCGTATGAAGGACCTGATTCGGCACGTTACAGACGATTACGGTCAACCTGATTAAGAAGATCGGTCAGGCTGCTTTCGATCGCCTTATGGGTCCGCATGAGCAAATGAAATGGACGCGGGAAGAGCTGCAGGAGCTGGCTGCGCACTACCGGCAGAAAACCAGAGAGCTGATCAAGCAGAGGAGCGAAACACCATGAGCCTTGAAGCGACAGTAAAATATCATTTTCCAAAAACAGCGAGCTTTGCGGGTATGCCGCCTGCAACAGCTACAGATGCGCTATCAGGCACTGACTACATGGCTGCCATGGGAATGACTCAGAGCCGAGCGCCGCTGGGCTATAGTGCGTTCATGGGTAAGGTTGGAGTGAGCGATAACGACGCCCGACGCGCCGTATCGTTATTAACTGAATATGCATTGAGTACCTGCGATAAGGTTGCCGCCTTGCGCAAGCTAGACACCGATATTAAGGCAGCGGTTATGCAAACGCTCGCAACATATGCCTACATGGATTATTGCCGCAGCGCCGCCAGCGTCAAACCCTGCGAATGCTGCCAGGCGAAAGGGTTTTTTGAGGCTGATGTATTCACCATGAAGTCACCGTTATCAGGTGGTTCTGCCCGAAGTGTGAAAGAGGTGGTGCGTGTGCTCTGCAAGACCTGTAACGGGAAGGGCGTCGTGTCATCAGCGTGTCGTGACTGTAGCGGACGTGGACGGGCCGTTGATCGCAAGCTGACTGAGGAGCAGGGCGTGCCGGTTATGGGGGATTGTAAGCGTTGCTGCGGGCGAGGATATGAGCGCATCCCCGCAGTTGAAGCATTCCGAAGCATTTGCGCACTTACGGAGGCTATCAGTTTGGCAACGTGGGACAGGAGCGGAAAGCCATTCTATGACCAGCTTATCGGCAAGCTGGAAGTTGAGGAATCATGGGCTAACTCCTCACTGAATAAAGTTACAGTTTGAAAAAAACCCACCGTAAGGTGGGCTATTGCTAATTAGTTTCCGCCGGGACGTGAATCTGATGAACGTCCACCACAGCGAGAACCATCTGCTGCCGTATCGTTAGCATGTTGGCAGTTGCCAGCAAAAGCTTGTGTAATTGAGCCGAGAGATAAGGCAAGGAAGAGTATTGCTAATGTTTTTTTCAAGGCATGCACCTTTGCATTTGATTAAATTACTAGGTTAGTAACATGAACCGCCAGCATGGTGAGAACCGGTTCCGCCGTGTGGATGTGTGCCTTTAGGACATGCCATAGCTGAGCTTGAGAAAGCAAATACTGCGGTGAGCATTAAAAGTGCGGCAATCTTTTTCATAAATTTATAGCATCCTGAACAAGAGAGGAGTGAAGAGATGGTCACAACAATCTATCAGAAGATTCCTATTAATTAATACTGATATATGATCAGTTCTTATGATTTAATTTCTCTTGTAGGCTTAACTGAAAATAAAGGACATAAAATCGCTGGTTATTTTATCGTGAGCTATTTACTTTTCAGGAAGCTGGGGATATGATTCCTAACAGTTGAAGTTGCGCGCTGTTGTACGACGCGTTAACTTAATCCAGTCAGTTCCATCACTGATAATGTGGATGCCAAACAGCCTCGCGACCTCACCAGTCTGCGGGGCTTTTTTATTATCCCCTACAGGGGATGAGCAATAGGTTATCCCTTCCATGGGATAGGTGTTCCTAACAGCAGCGAAGTAGCAGTTAAGGCTTCAAACTTTCGGCGAACATCGCCAAAGCCTTCGTGACTACAGCTGATTGTGACTCTCCAGTCTGTGCAGCCAGAGATTCCAAGAGCGCGATAGTATCTGTGTGAAGCTTAATCCCCTTCACCTTTACACCGCGCTTTTCGTCGCTGCGCTTCTGAATTTCAGATATTGACTGAGCCATAACAAAATCCTAAATTATCGGGTAGGGGTGAGAGGGGTTTCCCCCTCTCTTCCTGACTGTCTTAGTAAGCTGGCGAGCTAATCACTAAGAGAACAATCAGGATGATGATTAATTTCATCATAACCCTTTCCTCGTTGGCCTCTGCTTCGGTAGGGGCCTTCCCGTTTCAGCGTCTTGCTGATGGGATAAATTATAGGTTAACCTATAATGTAGGTCAACCTATATTCTCTGATTATCAGAACAAATTTTAAGGATCGCTTCGGCGGTCCTTTTTTCGTTTTTCGCCCCTGCCAATCAATATCGAATCTCACCCTTTCCTGTGTGGCAGCGGGCGATCTTTTCTTCTGACTACCTGCAGCACCGACCGTAATCACGGAGGTGTTATGAGTATCGATATGAGCAAACTGGCTTCAGGCGCAGCTTATGGCGCATCTGCCGGGACAATTGCCAATGGTCTGCTGACCAGGCTGAGTCCCGATGAATGGAGTGCTGTAGGCGTGCTGGCCGGTATCCTGGTCGCGCTATTCACGCTCGGCATCAACTGGTATTACAAGCGCAAGGCTACACTGGCGCAAATCAAAGCCCTTCAACGCTGGCCCACTGCACCAGACATCAACGAGGATTAACCCATGGCTATGTCAAACAGCCTGCGCAATAAGCTTATTGCTGTCGCGGGCAGCCCAGAAGGAGTTTTTGACCAAAGGCTTCGAGGATACTCGCGACCTCATCGACCGCACCATTAAAAGGGAGATGAGCTTGTGAATCCTCCGATGCATCAGCGTGTTAAAAATCTGCTTATCGATGCGGGCCTGACTTCCGGATACACGGTTCAGTCACTCATCTGGAGTGATACGGGTGACCTGAAGCAGCGGTTCATCGTGTTCCGTCCTAATGGTGGCACTCCGGTAGACAGAGATATCGGCTCTGACCATTACGTACTTGTTGACCTGATCACCGGCAAGTCTGCAGGCGATTACGCAAAGTCAGAGTCTGACGTGCAGGCCATCATCGACTACGTGCAGCAAAACCCTATCAGCGACCCCTGCGTCGGCCAAATCACCAATATGGGTGGCATTCCATCACCAATCCCCACGGCAGAGGGGCGTATGGTCTGGCGCCTGCAATTTGCCTGTTCTTACGGCGAAAGTTAATCAAAAGAGGAATTACCCATGGCAGCAAATTGCCCAACGGACAACACAAAGTTGTTTGGCCGCGCCATTGTGCTCGAAGTAGCTGATGGTTGCGCCGATACAGTACCGCAGGAGTCAGAGTGGAAGGCTCTGGCAGCAGGAACCAGTAAAGGTTTCGACTTCTCGCCCAACAGCGTGACGTCAGATGCCGATGACACCAAAGGCTACGTAGAGAACATCGTTACCAACGCTGACTTCACTATCTCATTTGAGGGTGAGGTGCGTCGCAACGATAAGCTGGACCAGTATGGCGTTGGCCGCCTGATTAAGTATTTCAACACTGAGATTCAGGCAGCACGCCAGCCCACTCTGTGGGTTCGTATGGAATTCGGCCCGGTCACGTTCATGGGCTACATGCTGATCAACGCACTGAGTTCTGACGGCGGCACTAACGACATCATCACCTTCTCCACCGAGTTTAAGGTGGCGGCAGCCGATACCATTCAGGTTGTCGATACAGATGACAGCGTTCCTGCTACAGGCGTTACCGTTACTCCAGCGACTACCTCAGTCGTAGTTGGTGCGACTCGCCAGATGACCGGCACCGTATTACCAGCGGATGCAACTGACAAATCCGGCACATGGACAACCTCAGATGCTACGAAAGCAACCGTCAGCAGCACCGGACTGGTTACTGGTGTGGCCGCTGGCACCGCGACGATCACATTCAAGTCGAATGACGGTAATTTCACTGGCACTACGGCTGTAACGGTTACTGCTTCGTAACCATTCCAAATGGGCTGGCTTCTTCGGCCCATTGATAATGATTATGGAGACCACATGACGCCGTATAAAGAAATTGGTGAATGCCTCATCACAGCCGGTGAAGATGAATATTTTTTCCGCCCGTCATTTGCAGCAATGAGCCGAATCGGTGAGCCGCAGGAGATTGTTCAGACCTTTGCAGACCTGCACCACGATGAGCTTACACCACTAATAGAACGAGCAACTGACGCATATGGACACGTTCCGACCTGGCTAATCGAGCACATCCGCAGCAGCAGTTATGGCAAGCGGGCGCTTATGGCTGCCATGACTGTGATGCAGGCGTGCTGTGAAGAGGATTTATCAGCTCTTATTGGGGAGTTCCGTCCGGCCAGAGCGAAAGGCAGGACATTTAAGCGCCGCATGGGCCTGATGGGTGATTTTGAGATGCTGCTAATTGCTCAGTCACTCATAACACATGGCATCATCGGCAAGGCAAAGGTTCGCCAGTTACAGCGCCATGAAAGCGGTAAGGCAACGACAGAGTTTAATGCCTTTGATTACGTCAGCGCGGCCCGCAATCATTTCGGCATGACGCGCTCAGATGCCGAGCAATTAACCATGACTGAGTTTCAGCACATGCTTGCAGCTAAATATCCTTACCAGAAGGGATTCACTCGAGAGGAGTATGAGGCTGTTGCGGATGACTATCTTGCTAAAAAGGCGAAAAGGCTGGCGAAGTAAACCAGAAGCCAGCCTATCGAGCTTATTACTTCTGCCTAAAGTCGTTATCCCACTTTTTATTTCGTGAGGATACTTCAACAGCCATTTCCCCGACAATAATATTCAATGCAAGGCTTAGTTTAAGCTTGTTGCTCGACTCTTCAGAATCAAATGTTGCATATCCGAGATATTCACCATTTTCATTGAATGTCTTAATGTAATTTTTCCCGGTTAATTCCTTGCCTTTGGATCCAAGATGGTTGTCAAGGTGACTCCGGATGCTGGCGATCTTGCTGTTCGGGATCTCCTGCCTTGAAGGGTTATGGGCAATATCATTTCTCAATGTGTTGATGACTTTGAATGCTTTATAGAGGCCATCGGGGAGGCCCGTGTTCTTAGCTAATTTTAGCTTAGAACTGCATTCAATTAACAACTGACTGCCATCGTCATCGAATAATTGCGGAAAACCAGTGGAGGCACAAACCCAAGCCTCAACCATTTTCTCGCATAGAAGATGGACCCTCAAAACCGTGCCGGTTGAATCATCTGTTTGGGATGCTTTAATCACAAAGTCATTAACATCAATGGATGTGAATACGTCCATATAAATTTTGGCGTCCAATCAAGCCTCCAGTGGTTTATTGTTTTACTCAATTCAGGAAAATATAACTCAATTAGCCTCGCTACGGCGGGGTTTTTCACGCCCGGAGAAAAGCGAATGGCAGGCGAACAGCAGGTTGGCAACATCGTTTATGAGATTGAAATGAATGTCGCCAGGCTTATCGAAGGGCAGCGGCAGGTAAATGATCGCTTAAACAAATTAGACCAAGGCTTCAATAGCACAGCCAAATCGGCTGGGAATGCTGAAAAGTCGTTTTCATCATTAACCAGGGTGGCTACTGCCCTTACAGCCGCCATTTCGGTGCAGCAGGTTGCGGAGTACGGTAATGCCTGGGTAACGGTTAGCAATAAACTGGCGAACTCCATACGCGCCAATGAGCAACTTGCGGATGTTACGCAGCGAGTCTTCAATATTTCTCAGGATACCAGGTCAAGCCTGGAAGCAACGGCAACCCTTTATGGGCGCCTTGAGCGATCAACAAGGAGCGCGGGTACCAGCACAGCCGACCTGATTAAGCTAACGACTACTATCAACAAAGGTCTTGCCGTATCTGGTGCAACAACGGAAGAAGCCAGTTCAACCATGACGCAACTGTCTCAGGCGCTAGCATCCGGCGTTCTGCGTGGTGAAGAATTTAACTCAATCTCAGAAAACGGCAGTCGTCTGGCTGTAGCTTTGGCTGATTCTCTGGGCGTGACTATTGGTCAACTGCGTGGCATGGCCGCACAGGGCAAACTGACTACCGAGGTAGTGGTCAATGGCCTGTTGAAGCAAAGCGATGCCATTGCGAAGGAATTTGCGAACACCGCACTTACTATGGGGCAGGCATTCACAGTCGCTACAAACAACATCACTAAATTTGTCGGCGAAAGCTCCAGCGTCAGCACGTCAATCAAAATCTTTAACCAGGGCGTCATCTCTTTAAGTGAGAATCTGGATGTGGTCGCCAACGTGGTTACTGCCGCCGCAGTTATTTTTGGTGGTAGATTCACAGGCGCCCTGGCTATGGCAACGAAAGCCAGAGTGGATGACGCATTAGCTGCCAGGGCTCAGGCAGTAGCTGCCGCGCAATCCACCGCTGCCACAGCCGCAGCAGCCACTGTAGTCGCCAGAAAGGCACTACTGGATAAAGAAGCCGCCCTGTCATCGCTTGCACTTGCGCAAGCTGAGTACAATGTTGCCAAAGGCTCTTCGGCTGAGGGCTTTGCCCTGCAAAATCTCAATGCCGTAAAGTCAGTGGCTATCCAGCGATCTGCTGCATATGCAGAGGCCCAGATTGCACAGGCTGCCGCAACGCGAACAGCAACAGCCGCGGCAGTGACTGCAACAACCACGATTAAGTCTCTTGCCAGTGGCGCATTAGCCCTTATTGGCGGCCCGGTTGGAGCGGCCGTAATAGCAGCTGCTGGAATTTTCTACTTCTATCAGAAGATGCAGCAGGCGCGACAGGAAAGCATCGACTTTGCTGACAAGCTCGATGGCGTCATTGCCAAAATGAAAAGCATGAGTCAGGTTCAACTTGCTGCTGAAATCGACAACGCCAGCAAGTCTATCCGTGCTCAGGCTGATGCGTTAAAAGACAATCAGTCGACACTTGAGGCCAATGAGCTTCAGCAGTCTCGGCTTCGTCGCACTCTCGGATCACTTGAGGAGGGAAGCCTTCTCTATAAAGTTACGCTCTCTGAGCTGGCTGGTGTTCAGAGTGAGCATACCCAGTTGCTGGCGCAGAACGAATCAGCGCAAGAAAAGCTCAGTCAGACCGTCAGTAAAACGGGCATTCTCCGCGCTCAGATGAATGGCACTTTTGCTCAGGGAATCGACTTACTCAAGCGCGACGGTGATGCTGCTGGCGTGGCTACCGGGCTGATGAATCAATTCGGGCACGCAATAGACTTCGCCAGTCGCGCAAAGGATAAGTTCAACTCTACCAGCCTGGAAATCCCTCGAAGCGATAAAGCTGATGCATATAACAAAGATCTGGAAGATGAAAACACGCTGCTCGCCATCACTGACAAGCGCCTCCGCGCGGTTACTAAAGCCCGCATGGAGGCTGGAGACAAAGGCGGAAATCAGAATCAGGTAAATGCAGCAGGCCAATTAGCTGGGGCGCAATACGACCTTCAGGCTGCAGAAGCAGCCAGAAACAAAGAAACTAAGGATGGCCTAGCTGCCGGTAAGAAAGCCGAGACTCAGGCTGAATCAATAGCGCAGAAACTGGCTAATCTGAAGCAGCAGTCAGAGCTGGCTGGCGAATCAACGCGTGAACTCAGCAGAGAGCAAGCAATTCTCACGGCTCAACAGTCACTGGGAAGTGCGGCAACGCAGAACGATATCAAACTTGCGGGGCAGTATGCAGCAGCCAAGTGGGATACAGGAAATGCGATCCGGGCCCAAGCGGCAGCTGAAAAGCTTCTCCCCGAAACAAAGGCAGATGCCAGCTATAAGCAGGATGAAGCGGACCTGCAGACTGCATTGTCAGCCAAAAAGATAAGCCAGGAGCAGTACAACGCAACTTCTGAGCGTCTTGAACAGGAGCATCAGGCCAATCTGGCAAAAATCCGCGCTGGCCAGGCTGTAACTCCTCAGCAGGCAGCCGCAGGAACAGTCGACCCGGTTCAGGCGCTAGCGAATGAGAATGCACAGAAGCTTGCGCTGATTCAGCAATTCGAGAATCAGAAGGTAATCACCGAGCAGCAAAGCCTTGCTCTCAGAAACTCTCTTAACCTGCAGTATGACCAGCAACGCACTGCAGCTATGTGGCAGATGTGGCGCAATCAGAGCGCAGGTAACGAGGCTGTGGCGGCTTCATTCGACTCCCTTGCTGGTAATGCATCCAATGCATTTACTGGCATGGTTACGGGGAGCATGAGTGCTGAAGAAGCCATGTCTTCGCTGGCAAGCAATGCATTAAATAGCCTGATTAATACCTTCGTACAAATGGGTATTGAGTGGGTTAAGTCCTCTGTAATGGGTGCAGCAGCTCAGACTACAGCTATCGCTACTACCACGGCTGCCTCTGTCGCTGGCACCGCAACCACTACCGCAGCAAGTACTGCAGCGGCCGGTACCACTATGGCCGCGTGGCTGCCAGCAGCGCTGGTTGCTTCAATCGGCTCATTTGGTGCTGCAGCAGTCGTTGGTGGTGGCGCGTTACTGGCTGCGTTCGGCTTGATCGCAGGGCTTTCTGGTAAGCGTAAAAACGGCGGCCCTGTATCGGCAGGCTCCATGTATCAGGTGGGTGAGGGCGGCATGCCCGAAATCTATCAGGCCAGCAGTGGCAAACAATACATGATCCCCGGCGATAACGGTTCAGTGATAAGCAACAAGGACATGATGTCATCAGCCGGCGGCTCAGGTGGGGTAGTTATCAACATTCAGAACTACACCAGCGCCACGGTTGATGCTCAGGCCAATAACACCGGAGGCGGTCTGACAATAGACGTCATCGTGGCGGACCTGAACCAGGGCGGGCCAATCCGGCAGGCAATAACCCGCAACACAACAGCATCAGCGAGGGCTACAGAATAATGGCTATTAATTATCCTGACTGGCTCCCGCTGGCTCAGAAGTCTAATAAAAACGTCACCAGTGATACGGGATTCCGCACTGACCAGCCACAGGTTGGTGCGCCAATCTTCCAGAAGCTTACTGACGACCTTAAATCCTCATTCAGCCTGACGTGGATATTCACACGTGATCAGCATCGTGCTTTTTACCAGTGGTTGCGCAGTCCTAACTATCTGGATAACGGCAATCATTGGTTCAGCATGAGGCTATCGACCGGGACTGGCGACTCAGGGCTGGAAGTTCAGGAGCTTCATTTCACCGCCTATCCAACATGGAACCAGAGCGGGTCTGTGTTCACCTGGACAGGAAGCGTAATTGCCAGAGAGCTGAATAACTCAGACGACGAATTTGATGACATTCTGATTGAGCTTCCGCCGCCATGGGGTAGCTGGCTGGATATAGTCGTCACGGGTTATCCCGATGGCAGGGATAAGGAATCATTACCAAGGGTGCCTTAATGCCAACTTTCAGAGAGTTTAAAAGCCAGAGGCCTAACCGTGTTCTCTTCGACACATTGACGTTTTATAACCAGGCGTTCGGCTATATCAGACTGGTAGATAAGCAGGTGTTCCCTAAAACCTTTGCTGGTCAAATCTATACACCGTGCCGCATGGAAATCAATGAAAGCCAGCAGAGCAGTACGCCTGTTATCGATTGCAGCGTCAAATTCAGCCGGCTAGCGCAGGACTTTAAGCAACAACTAAAGCTCTGGAGAGGATATTCGCGAATTACTCCAATATCGGCCACATACCAGCGATTTGATTCTGCGGATATGAACACCCCGCTCAAGCCATGGACGCTGTACGTCAACGACGTAAGCATGGATCAGAACGACGTCACCGTTACGCTGACCCTTAAAAACCCGCTTAATAACAACGTTGGCCGGCTGTATACGCCAGAGGAGTTTCCGGGGCTACAGAATGCTTAAAGCTGAGTTCATCGAGAGGGTGACAGGAGCCCCATGGCGTGACAGGTCATGCACCTTTGAGGCTATGGATTGCTGGGCACTGGTAGTTCTCTACTACCGTCACGTGCTGGGCGTAGAGATTCATCATCAGCCTGACTACGAATCCGGCGCTGACTTCCTGACGTGCTTTACAGGCGAGGTAATTTACTGGCGGCAAACGGATATCTTCAGTGACAGCGGAATATTTATTGCCTGGTACGGCAGCCAGCCAGTTCACGTCGGACTGACTCTTGACGGTCGCGCTTTGCACAGCCGCGGAGAGAGTGGGCATGTGCGCTCAGACAGCATCCGAACAATACAAAAACTATTCACGCGCGTGGAGTTCTATCAGTATGCCAATTGTCCAGATTCAGCGTGTTCCGGGGCTGCCGAAAGAGAGAGTTGAAGCACCTGCAGGTATGCCTTTCAATGAATGGCTTGCGGACCAGAATCTTCATAACGAATTACGCATCAGTGTTAACGGTCGAGAACTTCGTGACGATGATGATATCGGTTTCAGCCTGCAAGAAGAAGATCGGGTTATCATCTTCGACCAGCCGAAGTCTGGCGACCTGGCGAAAACCCTACTCAACCCGCTTGAGCACTTTAACCCTATAAAATTTACACAAAAGGTAATGAACGGGCTGATTAAGCAACCCGGAACGGGGAATATAGGGCAGAGCAAAACGTCATCAAATAACAGCCTTAAGGGGCAATCTAACCTCGCCCGAAATGGTGAGGCAAAGCCTGACAACTACGGACTGATTCGGGCCTTCCCAGACCTCATACAAGAGTCATTATTTGAATACGCTGGCAACCTGAAGTATCTCACTGAGTTCATGAACTTTGGCATCGGTACATACACGGTCAGTTCGGTTAGATATTCAGAGAGCAACCTTGGCTCAATGGCTGGAGCATCATTCACCGTCTTTAGACCCGGGGAAGTGATAGGCATCATTAACGAAGGATACCAGTTTGATGATGTAGATGGACAGGAGGTGCCAGGGAAGAACGAATCTGATGACTTCCCGATCGAAAGCGCCACGGCGATCACAGTGGTTAGCGGCAGCTATTCAGGTGGTCAGATATTGATGAAGATAGTCAAACAACCGAGCTTCGACTACTTCATGGGACTCACTTTACCGCACGCGGTTTCGTTTGTCGTCAATGCTACTTATCCAACTGCCAGTGGGAATGTTACGCAGGATTTTACGCTGTCAGGAAATCTTATTTCTGCAACTCAGACATCTGACGGATCGGTTACAGCGCCGACGTACTTCTACAATTTCGTAATGGATAGCATTGAAGGCACTAATGCCTCGTTCATATCAACTGCAACAATCAACACCAGTAAGTTCATATTAAATGATAATCAGGCTCTTGCTATCGGTCCGTTCTTTTCTCCAGTGCAATCATCGCAATTGTGGCTTCATACGCAATCAGGCCTGGGAGGAAAGAGTGAGACAAACTGGCAGGTTACGATCTGGAAAGTTGACGATGATAACGTGCAGATACCAGGAACTACGCAGAAGTTTACTTATCGACAGACAACCCCTCATCAGTCCACTTCGGACACTTTCTATCGCACGGATAAGCTGACACCGGGCAGTGGATATGGACGCTATGCTGTTACATTTCAGCGCACAGATAATAGCGGAGATAACAGTAAGCTTAAGGTTGAGGCAATCCATAGCGTCAATACAAGGACCAATGTCATCTATCCTAATGACACACTTGTGCGTGTCACGGTAAGACAGACCGAAAACGCCACCAGTGCGCGAGACAGGAAATATAACGCCCTTATTAACCGCCATGTGATCACCTACAATCTGAGCACGCAGAAAGTGGATTACGGTATCAGGGCGTCGCGAAAGTTTGCAGACATCGCCCTGCATAATTGGCTCGTCATTGGCGGCCAGCCGGAAAGCTCAATCGATATATATGGCCTTTATCAGATTCAGGCTGTGCTTGATGCTCGAGATCAGAGACTTGGATATTTTGACTACACATTCGATGATGAGGATGTGTCGCTCGGTCAGAGGATGGAAACGATATGTGATGCGGCTGGTGTAAGCGTTTACTGGGATGACAGTGTCCTTTCTTTCACGCTTGATGCGAAAAGAGCTGTGCCGGCAACAGTTTTCAACCGGTCAAATACTGTTGATGCGGGATATTCTCTAAGTTATGACATGACGCTTCCTGGAGGGTATGACGGCGTTGAGGTTCAGTACCGCAATCCAACTACCAACAAGCAGGCCTACATACGCTACCGGGTAAGAAACAATCAGATCGAGTTAGGCCAGCCGGTCAAAGCTAAAAAGTTTGAGATGATGTATGTGCGGGATGGTTTTCAGGCTGATTTTCGTGCCCAGAAAGAGTGCCGACGGTTGCTTTATTCCAGAATGAGCATGGCAATCACAGCCTTGGCTGACGGGGAGTGGGTTAACGTAGGCGATATGGTGCAAGTGCCTGACACTTACGACACCAATCAACAGGCCGGGTATATCGTTTCGAGAAATGGGAATGCTTTTGAAACTAGCGAGCGCATTAAATTTTCCGGCTCAATGTTTGTGGTTGTTACTGACTCTCTGGGAAACTCATCGCCTCGTTATCCTGCCTCTCCTCGTTCAGACACGGCGTTCGGTTTCGCTGCGGATATTCCTCAGATAGAGCTGAACATTTTTGACGGGTATGACGTTCAGTCTCCCTCCCGTTACGTAATCGCAACCATAGAGGAGCTTAATGCAACTCAGTGGGTTATAAGCGAAAAGCAGCCTAATAGCGACGGCACAACAGCATTAACCCTCGCTGAATATAGCGATTTTATTTACCCCTAAAATCATCCTCTCAACATCAGGCCAGCCTTAGAGCTGGCTTTTTTTATGGAAAAATTATGGCTACTCAACCTACACAGCTGCCAGTGCCAAGCGAATCACCACGCGATCTGAAGTTTAATGCAGGCAAAATTGACGAATTCGTTAATTCACCTGAGCGCCAATATATTGATCGATTTGAGCACCCTCATTATACAATTGAAGGGCTGCGGTGGCTTGCGCAGCAATCAATTGCGATGTTTGGCTATATTCCAGTGGACTCTTTTCAGGCAGGTGCAACAATCACACTGCCGAACCAGATGCTACGCGATACCTCATCTGGAGAGTATTACCGCTGGGATGGTCCTTTACCGAAAGTGGTGCCAGCGGGCTCGACTCCATCTACAGCAGGAGGCGTTGGGGTTGGGGAGTGGTTAAGCGTCGGAGCAGCAGCTGTGGGAAGCTATGCTGAAGGGGCTGGTGACGCCTTAGTAGCTGTAAAGCAGCCTTATGGTAGCGCTGTAGGTACTACTCAACACGAGTTTAACAGCAGGCAGCTGTATTTTGCTGACTGGGGGGCGAAAGGCGATGGAGTAACTGATGATTCAGCTGCCATTCAGCGCGCTTGCAATGAGGCACCTAGCGGATCAACCATTTCCTTTGGTAATGGAACCTATTTGTTCAGTAACATAACACTGCCAAAAGCAGTCAGGATAAAGGGAAATGGCTTTCAGCAGGGAGGGACGGTTTTTTTAAATAACTCAGCAACAAACCCATTCTTTAAAGCCACGAACACAGGCAACATTAAGATTGACTCGTTCTATGCTAAACCATCGGTTACCCCCACGGGTGGTAGCTGGTTTCAGTTTACAAAATGTTTTAGGGTTGAGATAGAATCCTTTTTCCTAGAAAACTATTTCTTGGGATTTGAGTTTGACGGTGACGGCACTATTAATATTGACAAGTTTGGCATGTACACTTCTGTTGTAAATAAGTCAGGAAGCGGCGGGATGCGCTTTGGTAAAAATAACTATACCGGAAGCGTTAACATTGACAATGGATATATGAAAAAGCTTGATGATAGCATCAGCGGATATCCAGAGTTCGGCATTAGGTTGGGCTATGTAGATGTGGTCAACATCGGTCCAGGCATGACGATTATCCAGCATGGCAAAAACCTTTTCATAGATCCTCATGACGCTCAATTCGCCTCACTAGTAAGATCTGCAGGCGCCATGTATGACACATCAACTTACGGTGTTTTCATCCAACCATTCAATAATGGACGAGTACAGGCATGTGAGTTCACAAGTATATATTGCGGGGCAACGAGCGTTGCAGCGATGGCTATCGATGGCACGAAGGGGTTAGTGAATGGCCTTACAATTACGGGGGGTGACTTCCTTAGCAATCCAATAGGGATTGATGTAACCGGCTCCGGATGTAGTAAGATAATAATTAATGGAGCGAAAGTTTCAGCGAATACGGATACCGGAATCCATCTAACCAACTCAGCAAATGTCATTGTTAAAGACTGTATTGTAGGTGATGCTTCGCTATCTGGGAACACAACGGGCCTATCTCTTGATGTCACGGTTTCTGGGAGAATGTTCAATAATATTTTCACCAATAATGTGACAAATATGGTTGGAGCATCAGTTTCAATGGCCGTTTATGATAATAATGGCATTGATAACTGGTCTGCATTCAACACAACAATAACGTCACAATCAGGAACCTTAGCTTCAGCTTCAGGAACGCTCAGATATCGCAGATCCTATAATACTGTGTTCGTTAACGCAGAAATAACAATTGGCAACAATGGCACTGGATCTAATAGTGTCCTGGTTTCCCTTCCCTACACAGTCAGAACTCACGCTACGGGAACGGGAAGGGCTCAACTTGTATCAGGTAAAGGGCTTCAGGTATTCGCTGCCGCAGGTGGAACTAACATGGCAATACGCAACAGCTCAGATGGTTCATACCCTGGCGCGAGTGGTGAGCTTCTTGTTGTGAGTCTTGTATACGAAACTCAGTCGTAAAAAAAAGGGGCTGGGCCCCTTTTATCATGATGTTTCCGAGCGCAACCCGGCACATGAAATCTTCCGTCGAGCGACGATTGATGCACCCATTTTTCTGGTTGGGGTTTCAATAACTCTGTAGTTAAACTCAACGAGCAACCATGTTATGGCAAGGCTGACAATGGTTATGGAGAAATCTATTAATAGACCACCGTGAGGGTTTACACCCTGAGAGGCAAAGTGACGAGCAAAAAGCTCTTGTGTGATAAATATAGATGGCATATGTATAACATAAAGACCATAAGATCTATTGCCAATGTAAATCATCGGCTTTCTTATGACGATTGGAAGGTTGATTTCGCCTGAATTCATGGATGCCATGTATATCATGAAGAAGCTTATAAGGGCAATTACGCCAACCATTATTGATGAATCCCATAATAATTTTGGCGTAATAATTAGCAAAGCAACACATGCAATCATTATGATTACAGGCGACCTGAATTTAGATCTGATCGAGTCCCTTAGCTTTGAGTAACCTTGACGAGAAGATAGGATGGCAAGGATGACTCCATAAGATATCGCGTCAATACGAAAATTAAAAGATAAGAAGCCCTGTCTTTTTATAAAGAAAAGAACGGTGCAAATTGATAAGAGGAATGGAACTCTGTAGCGCTTAGGGCATATAATTAGGAAGAGGGGGAACACAAAGTAGAATTGTTCCTCTAAATTCAGAGACCAAAAAGGTGCCAAGGTTGCAGGGATACCAGACTCATTAACTGTTTTTACATACCAATTATAGTTATATGTCAGTACAGAAAGCGCCTGCTTTAGTGTTTCGTGATAAATACCAAAAGCTCCTGAGTTATTGAAGTGCTTTGACAGTATGACCACTACCGCCACCCAAAATATTGAGGTTGGCAGTAGACGAAAAGCCCTTTTTATAAAGAAGTCTTTAATGACATTATTTCTCTGGCTTTTTATTACCATACTTTCATCAAGCTTGTTTATTAGAGCCTTTCCGACCACAAAGCCTGATATGCAAAAGAACAAATCAACACCTGTCCAGAATGTAAGGTACTGAGAAACCCAACTGAAGAAGGAATGGTCGCTCCAAAAATAAAGGGAAGGGTAATGTTGAAAAAGAACCATGACAATGGCTACGCCACGTAGCATCTCTATATCAAGGTTTATGCGGGAGTTGGTCATCTATAATCCAAAAGGATGGTTATGTATGCTTGCATCGCAAGGTCAGTTTTAGGCCGTCATCATAAAATGATTAGCCTGCTTAATCAAATTCATTGAGAGTATTCTGATTCATAAAAAAGCCCGGCGACCGGGCAATGACTCAGCCGCTCCTGTCTTAGCAGGCTACGGGGTGGGTCAGGTAAGCGTAGGTCAGCAGTTGAGCGGGAGCCAAGCGATGGGCATGAAAAACCCGGCGCGATGGCCGGGTTGCTGAACTTTTTTACTGCATGTCATCAGAGGTCTGAGATGTCAATATTGTAGATTGCCATCCACGCTTCTGCTGGATATGAATTTAGAGGCACGGATTGGTAGTGAGGGGTAAGAATTTCAACGGGGAGCTTATGGTAACTGCAGTAGTTTGCCAGAGTCTGCCAGCTATACTTCCCAGGAATGGAGCTTTTAACATGTGAAATCGTGGCATGCCTGAAGCCTTCACCCTTGCTGTGCACATATTTATTATGTTGCATGACATGTTGACCATAAGCGCCACGTACGGATTTAAACTGTCCGTCCTTCTTGTCCAGCATCGCTTGCGCGCGTTCCGTCGCTTCTGCTTGGTCGGCAAGTTGGCGAAGCGCATCGGCATAGGTTTGCGGAACCATGTTATATCCGCCTGTTTTACGGATAGATGGAAGAACCTCTGATGTAACCCATTTTTTAAAGTACTTGGCCTCAGCTTTCTGAGATCCCATTACTGCATTATAAAGTCCAGACTCATTTATAAGTGTCTGATTTGTATAGTTTCGTCCGTTTTGCAGGGTGTGTTTTCTTTTCTCATCATCATCGAGCCTCTCAGTCATATTGCTCGTCTCTGCATAACCAAGAATGTCGGCCACATCCTTGGCGACAAACCATACTTCTGAGGCTTCGTCGGTTATTGTTCTGACTGCATTACCATTAAAATCAAACTCATTCAGAGCTAACGAATTACTCATCTTTTTTCCTTTTCGCCCGAAGGCACATTTCCCTGAAATGAAAATTCGCTCAGATCTGAGTCTGATGCGGCATGGGGTAATCGACATCATACACAATAGGAATGTTCCTATCTCTAAAATTCACGCCGTACCATTTGAGGCTTTACAATTTTGCTACCCATTTCGCCTTGATCAAAACTACTGATCGATATTACTGTTTATCCATACAGTACTTATCAGAGGGGGATTTATCATGGCAAGAGAGAGTGATATACATGCGGCGTTCACTGGCGCGATAACAACAGATGGCAGGGGGCGTCAGATTGTCACCACTGCTGCGTTTCAGAAGCGACTGGATGACGTGAACCACGTGTGGACCCTGGCAGAGTGCAACCGGTGGATTAGGCGTTACCAGAACTTCTTCTTCGAGCTGGTTACCGAGGAAAGCGAGAATAAGACCTGGTCGCTACGCAACATGGGATACGTGAGGTAACTATGGGCTTTCCATCACCCGCGTCCGATTACATAGAGCTGCGCATTGACCTGAACGATGTGCTGATGCCACACCGCAACAACATGATCCTGATTGAGACGCCTGACGGGTTCGTGCTGGCGGACAAATCTCTGAAGCCCGCGCCTGGCAACAAGATTGCATTCCAGATAGGCGAGTTTCCGCAGCTGGGAAAATTGTTCAGCACAGGAATTATCACCTCAGACGGTGAGACGATCGACGGAGAGGGCATGGAAGGCATCATTGTGCTGGGGAAAGTGACGGCGGAGGTAGTGTCCGTTTATGAACCGCTCCGGCCGACGATTTGAACCGAAGTCGTATCAGGCATAATATGATGTTAACAGCGACGTGAAAGCCATAGTGAAATTTTATTTAGTACATTGATTAGTACATAAAAAATCATGGTGCTAAAATTATAAATCGTAAGTTATTGATGGTAAAAGAATATAGATATCAAGCAACTAATTTACTTGTGTAACCTGGAGCGTGAACGCCATTTCGGGCGGGCCGCGGAAGCCAGTTTTGTTACACAGCCAACCCTCTCTATGCGCCTGAAAAATCTTGAGCGCGAGCTGGGCCTGCCGCTGATTAACCGCAGCA